TGCGGCACGGAATACTCTTTCGACCCGACAGACGGTGGAAGCATCTGCGTAGCGTGTCTGAAGGAGAGGCTGGAGCAGTCGCAAGGCGAGCAGGCGCCAGTTGCTTGGTTGTGGGTAAATAAGCAGACAGGTGCAAAAGGTGTTTGCTTTGAAATCCCTACTGCATTCCACCCGGATTATCTATGGCGGCATCTCTACACCCACCCGCAGCCAGCGCAGAAGCCGCTCACCGATGATCAGGTATTGAAAGCTGTACGCCATCTTTACCAGTCCGACCTCCCTGTTGGAATGGGTTTTTCTGACGATCTGGATGTGGCCCGCGCCATCGAAGCCGCCCACAACATCAAATGACACACAGCCCCTTCGGGGGCTTTTTGCTATGCCTAACCCCATCATCCCAGGCTCAAATCAAGACCGCACCGGCACCCTGTCAATCCTTCGCCGTGCCGTGCGCGAGATCAACCGCAGATGGGCTGGGCTGCAAGCCGATGTGCTGGCGGCGTTCGAGTCCATCCCGGCCTATGCGATCAATGCAGGTGAGACCGTCGATCTGTACCGCTATGGCCTGACACCCGATCAAATGGCGCGCCTGTCTGCCGAGCTGCAGTCCGCTGTCGAGCGATGGATAGCGGATGGGCGCGACCCTGCAAACCTGTTCTGGTGGTCGCAGTACGTCAGCGAGACCGCCCAGCTTGGCACCGCTCAGTCAGTCGCCAATCTGTCTAGCCTGTCTCCGGCCTACGCCGCTGCGCGGTCTATCGAAATGGTGATCTACTCCGAGCCCTACGTGCAGCGCTTGGCCCTGGCGCAGTTCAAGAGCTATGAGCACTGGACCGGCCTTGCCGCTGCTCAGAAGTCCGAGCTGGCGCAGGTGATCGGCCGCGCGGTGACGGATGGCAAGAGTCCGCGCGCCATCGCCGACGAGATCAAGAATCGACTGGGCGTGAGTCTGAGCAAGGCGAAATCTTATGCGCAAACGGACATTACAGACACGCTCAGGCAAGCCAGATGGGCCGAGTCTGAGCAGGCGCAGCAGGACTTCGGTATCAAGATCGGGCTGCTTTGGACTTCGGCGCTGTTGCCTACGACGAGGCCGTGGCATGCATCACGCCATGGCCGGATCTACACGGCCACCCAGGTCAAAGAGTTCTACGGCCAGCGAGGCAATGTTTTTTCTTGTCACTGCTCAACCACGGAGGCACTACTAGACACCGACGGCAAGCCCATCCTGACGCCCAAGCTACGCGCCAAGATGGCCGGTGAAAAGATCAAGTGGGACGCTGAGAATCCGCAGTAGGTGCGGTATACTGGCATCCGATGATCAGCGCGAGAGGCAGGTCTTAGCCGCCTGCTGCAATGTGGGGTTCCGCTTTGTGACATGCCATGGTGCTTTATCCAGACTGGCGCTGATCATCACTATCACGCATGCGGATTGTGAAGCCATGGACTGCTGATCGTCTCTGTGGTACTTCATTCAGTCAGTCCGCAGCCGTGATGGTTACAAGCCAAGCTACAGATCGGTTCGCCGGTTGACGTTTTGCGCCATCAACATCAAGCCCTGACCACAAATCAGGGCTTTTTTGTGCGCGCCTGCTTTCTCCCTAGCATTGGCCGCATGACCTCAAAACGTGTTCATATCCTAAGCGCGGTAAACGCATCCAGCGTAAGCAAGGACGGCAGTACCTACACAATCCGCGATGTCGTCGGCGCTGTCGATGATATCGTGATGAATAGCCGACTCTACCCTGCTGACCAGCTCAAAGCCGCAGCCGCGACGCTTGAAGGTAAGCCCGCTCCGGCAGGCCACCCCAAGAACTCGGCAGGCCAGGCCATCAGCGCGCTAAACGGAGAAGCGCTGGCAAGCGCTTGGATCGGCAGCTATGTGCGCAATGCCCGCCACGAAGCAGGCCGCACCATTGCTGACGTGGTGGTCAACGAAGCCCAGGCCCGCGCACACCCGGACGGCGCAAGGCTTATCGAACGGCTGGATGCAGCCATTGCAGGCAACAACGCCGATCCAATCCATGTCAGCACCGGCTTGATGATGGACCCCATCATTGCCAATGGCGAGTCGCGCGGAAAAAAGTACAGCTCTATCGTCACCAACATCAGGTACGACCATTTGGCGATTCTGCTGAATGAGCAAGGCGCGGCGACTCCTGATCAGGGTGTAGGGATGTTCCTCAATTCGGCAGGCGAGGCCGAGCAAGTCGAGGAGGTGATTATCAACACCGAACCCGAAGACCTGCGCACCCGTGGCTTGTTGGGCTGGATCAAGCGGCTGATCGGCAATGAATCCGAAATGTCGTTTGATGACATCGCCAACAAGCTGCGCGAATCGCTGCCGCAAAACTCCTGGCTGCGCGAGGTCTATTCCAAGCGCGTGATCTACGTCACCGAAGCGCCTGGCCGGGATGCTGCGTATTTCCAGCAGGACTACGCCATTGATTCCGCGGGCTCCGTATCATTACTGGGAAGCCCCGTTGAAGTCACTCGGCGGGTCGAGTACAAACCCGTCGAAACGAATGAAAGGACCGACGCAGTGAAGCAACACATTCTCGCCGCGCTCAACGCCGCTGGCATCCAAACCGAGAGCATGGACGAGTCCGCGCTGCTGTCGGCCTACAACGCGCTGATCACCAAGCCGCAAGCTGACGCACTGACCGCTGCAAACGCCAAGATCGCACAGATCGAAGCCAATGCACAAGCCACCGAAGCCGCCGAGCTGGACAAGCTGTCCGCTCAGATGGCCGTCAACAGCGCCCTGACCGCCGATGACCTGAAAGCCCTGGGCCTGAAGCGCCTGCGCGAGATCAAGTCCGCAGCAAAAGATGCTGGCGGTTATGCCGCGCCCATTTTGGCCGCCAACAGTGCAACCAAACCCGCCAGCGAGTTCGCCGGCTACTCGATCAACTCTCATCTGGAGGCCTAAATCATGGCAAACCGCATTTTCCGAGGCTCGGCTGAAAAGACTGTTTCGAGCAAGACCGTTGCCGGTGCTTACCTGCCCGGCACCTTCGTGACCGAGGGCGCTTCGACCCTGACCCAAGCGACCGCACCGGCTGGCCTGCTGCGCGTGCTGGCAAACCGTGACTGGTACAGCGACGGCGGCCTCACCGCCTCCGATCCGCTGCTGGCCGCCTACGCCTCTGGCGACACCGCCGACGCCTACGCCATCGAGCCGGGCTACGTCTTCCAGGTTGCCGCTGCAGCTGCGACCTACACCTTCGGCCAGGAGCTGACCATTGGTGCCGGTGGCCGCGTGACCGCTGCAGCCTCGACCAACCTCGTGATCGGCTTCGCTCGCACCGCTGGTGCCAAGTCGGCCGGCGACCTGATTGATGTCGAAATCGCAAACTTCTACGTCAAGGCCTAACGCCTGACAACCTGGAGCAAACAACATGCTGAAATTCACCCCCGAGCAAGAGCTGGCCGTCAACTCGGCCCGCGAAGCCTTCAACCAGACCATGACCGCTGTTGCGGCTCAGAACTCGCTGATCGGAAACGCATCCCCCATTCCGCTCGACGCCTGGCGCCGTGTGGACCAGCGCGGCGCGATGATCCAGCGCGATGTGCTGGCCGTGTTCAACCGCCTGGCCGCATCGAACCAGACCCCGGTCGGTGTGGGCGATATCGTCAACTTCTACCCGCAGATCAGCGACTCGGGCGAAGTCCATGTCTCGATGGACGGCCGCTCCGAGGGGCTGGCTGATCAAGCGAACGTCAAGTATGTCGGCACCCCGGTGCCGGTATTCGACAGCTATGCCCGCATGGGTTGGCGTCAGATGGAGACCATCCGCAAATCTGGCGGCGGTCTCGACATCGACACCATCGCCAACCATCAGCGCAAGGTCGCCGAGAAGCTGGAAGATGTCGCACTGAACGGCATGCCGAACATCGTCGTTGGTGGCAATACCATCTACGGCCTGCGCACCTTCCCGCAACGCTCAACCGATACCACCGGCCTGGTGCTGAAGTCCTCGACCGGCGCTCAGTGGCTGGCTGCGATGGAAAAGCTGATCAATGCCCTGATTGGCGACAACGCATTCGGTCGCGTCACCGTCTTCCTGAACTACGGTGACTACGTGTACGCCAGCATTAACGAGTTCACCGCTGGCTACCCGAAGACCATCCTGCAGCGCCTGCAGGAAATCGGCCAGATCGCCGAAATCGTCCCGGCTCCGAAGGTCCCGGCAAACGAAGTGATCGGCATCGCTGGCCTGGCGACTGGTGAGTGGGGTTCTATCCTGCAAGCCATGCCGCTGGTGACCCGTCCGAAGGCTCGCAGCAACCCGGAAGACGACTACGTGTTCGGCGTTCTGGCCATGGCTGCCCCGCAGTTCCGCGCGGACTACGAAGGCCGCTCGCAGATCGCCCATCTGACGCAAGCCTGATCATGAAGCTGACCATTACGCACCTGAAGGCTCCCTGGCCCACCGGCGCTGTGGTCGGCGACGTGATCGAACTCGCCAGCGTGCCCACATGGGCCGTTGGCAAGTGCGCACCCGCTGACGATGGCGCAACCGTGACTGTCGGCGCGGTGCAAGCTGCGCCAGCAGCGCAAGTAGTGCAAGCAAAGCAAGAGCCTAGCATTGATGACTTGCGCGAGCAGGCCAAGGCGTTTGGCATCAAAGTCGATGGCCGTTGGTCGGCTGACCGGATGGCTGCTGAGATCCAGAAGGCACAAGGCTAAGGCATGAAATCAATCTCTATCCAGTGGCACGACTCGCCGCAGTCCGTCCATCGCGCCATGTGGGAGCCTGTCGCGGCAAGCGAAGGCACCGCCTACGATGACATGATGGCGGATTCTGTCGGCGTCGCAACGTCCGCTGACGGGGTTGATTTTGAGCTGTCCCATGCTGACGAGTTGGCCGCGCTAGAGGCTCAAGGCTGCTGGGCATTTGTCGACACCGAAGTGGGCGTCATCCATGCATGGGTGGCGCCTGACGCGCCTCGTTCGCGCGTGGTGCATATGTTCGCGCATGAGATTGGGCACATGGTGGGCACCCCGCTAGATGACGACATTTCCGAGGAAATGCGCGCCGAGGAATTCGGGCGCGTCGCCGCTATGGCGTTCGATATGATGATGTCGATTCAGCAACAACACGAGGCCTTAAAATGATCACCAGCGCACAGGCGACCCAGTACCTCGACCAGATGCTGGGAGTCGGTGCGCCCGGTTTTCTTGTGGACGCCGCCGTCTCTGACGTGGCGACCTACGAGGCCGCGCTGACCGCAGCAGGCTACACGACCTCGACCATTGTGCGCATCGAATGCATGGCCGTCGCCATCCTGGTGGCTGCAGGCGACCCCAAGCGCACCAGCTCGCAAGGCGCTGCATCGGGCGCGTCTCGCTCATTCCGATTCAAGGATGGCGACCTGTCGGCCCTACGCCGCTCGCTGGCTTCGCTGGATACGTCCGGCGTGGTCGCTGATCTGGTCGGCACTGATCCTGCCGCGTCTGCTTTCATGATGGTGGTGTGACAAATGGCAATGCCTTACAAATTCATGACGGCGGGCGAGTCCGAGGTACTGCCCGTCAACGGCGGGCCGTACTTCACCGAGGAAATGTCAGCGGACTGGGCCTATGGCGCGGTCTACGTCGAATTCTTCTCTGACGCTGCCGGGACGGTCCCCGCGACCCCCACCGCTGGCGATGTGATTGCCGAGGCTTCGCCGATGGGAACGCTGTTCATGGCATCTGGCAACGTCTCAAAAATCCTGGCAGTCAATGCAGGAAGCCCGCCGATGTATGAGCCGCCTGTTTTTGAGGGCTGCGCCATCAAAGGCCGTCTGACATTCTCCGGCGTCACTGGTGCTGCTACCTGCCGCGCCATCTTCTGGAGGTCTTGAGCCATGTACCCGAGTCACGCACAGCGCGCGGACATTCAGAGCTTCGCGCGCATCTATCCAGAAGGCGTATCGCTTGTCACGCCGGGCAGGCCCAGCCTGAAATCGGTCGCCATTCAGAACCGCGACAACAAGACGATCTATTTCTGGCACGGCCGCATGCCATCCGGCACCACGGGCCAAGGCCCGTACCTGCCGGTCGATCCGGTGCAATGGACCGCGCAAGAAAAAGCGGACGCCGCCGCAATGATGCTGGTCTATGGCGAGGCCATCGCAGCCGGTGCGACCTACGAGCCCCGCGTGGCGCAAACGTCCGCGCTCTATAGCTATGTGACGGTCGGCACCGCCGTCGCTCACGTCAAGGCGGGCAACTGATATGAGCGCATCATCAAGATGGAGCTACACGTCAACAGCCACCCACTGGGTGCAATCCGGGTTCGATGATTGGACCGGGGTTAAGACCTGGGCAGCGCCGGTCGCGTTCGCCTGCGACTACAAAGCCGAGGCCAAGACGATGACCGACGCCACGGGGCAGGAGTTCGTCTCGCGCCAGGTGCTCTATACCGAGCGCAGCACGATCCAGCCGGGCGACATGGTGTTGATTGGCTCTCATGCTGGCGCTGATCCAGTCATTGCAGGAGCCGCCGAGGTGCGCAGCGTGACGCGCTACGCTGACACGTTCGACCTCGTGGCTGATGATTACATGATCGCCACCTGACATGGCTACCCGGCGCACCAGCAACCGCCTGCCTCAGTTCCTGGCGGCTGTAGAGCAGAAGGCAGCGCGCGGCGTCACGCAAGCCCTGATACTTGGTGCGTCCGAGGCTAGCGTGATGACGCCGATTGATACCTCGACGCTTTTGAATAGCCAGTTCCGCAACGTGACGAAAGATGGCTCCAAGATCGTCGGGACAGTGGGCTACACGGCGGAGTATGCCCGCTACGTGCATGACCCTAACGTCAAGCAGAAGTTCAGGCGCTCGACAGCTGAGAAAGAGTTCCTTCGCAAGGGCTTCGAGGAGGCCGAGCCGAATATCCGGGCCGTCATCACTGGCGCAATCAAGACGTGAAAAAGCCCGCTGATGCGGGCTTTGTTGTTTCATATTACATCAGGCATTCGATGAAGGCTTGCGCGGCTTTCGCGTTGATCGCGTTTCCGTAGGCGCGCAGGCGCACCACTCGGGCGGTAGCCCCATCAACCAACGGGAATGATCCGGGTTCAACTGGCCGCCACTTTCCATCCCGGCATCCGAGCCAATCAGCATCTCGCCAGAAACCGTTAGTCGGGCCGGACCCACCAATGCCACGATCTGTCCCAGCGGCTTGCCCGTGTCCCAAGGCCTGGCTTCCTTTACCCCTCGACTGGCGTCCGTCACTGTCGTGGTCGGCCAGCCCGCCAAGGTCGCCACTCCAGGCACGCAAGACAGCTTGCCCCGCTCCATTTCGCGCATCGCGCCCTCGGCTGTCCGGCTGTTCTTTTCCCCGTCCACGGCCCGCGGTGTCGGCCACCCAGTAAAGCCGGTCTCGGATGTGCGGCGCACCGACGCCCGCAGACGGGAACGGAACCGCCCCGAAGGCGTAGCCCAGGGCTTCCATGTCAGTGTGTACAAGGTCGATCCAAGGATCGCTGTCTTTGCTCGCAACCTGCTCTCCAATGACGACTGCAGGATTGCACTTGCGGATGAGGTGATGGAAGGCTGGCCACAGGTGCCGCTCGTCATCAAACCCAGCTCCTTTGCCTGCCGCGCTGAAAGGTTGGCACGGACAGGAACCAGTCCAAACAGGTCGCTCGTCTGCCCATCCTGCGGATCGCAGGGCATGGGACCATACGCCAACGCCGGCGAAAAAGTGGCATTGCGTGAAGCCGCGCAGGTCGCTGGGGTATACATCTTCGATGCTTCGCTCATCAACGTATCCTGGCGCGATATGGCTGGCTTCGATGAGGTTTCGCAGCCACTGAGCGGCTGCTGGGTCGATTTCGTTGTAGTAGGCGTGGTTTGCCACATGAGCTTCCTTGTGAACGTGGAAAGTGAAATGAAGGAGCCGGGAAAGCAGTTTCACTGTCTGCTGTTCGGGGATCAGCCTATCCCGGCCCATGTATTTTACCACGCATCTCGCTTTACCGCATCTCCCTAGCATAGCCCGTATGAGCATAGCCGCCGACGCCATCCGCAACCTAATCACCCCCCTCCTGACCGGCTGGCGCGTCCAGTTTGGTCGGTGGATCGACGGTGCGCCTACTGACCGTTTCGCCGTCATCCGCCCTGCTGGCGGTGTTCCTGCCTCGCTGGTGCGCCGCCCGCAGTTCACCCTCGTTCTGATCGGCGCAGTAGGCGACTCGTCGGCCATCCCGGACGGCAAAGCGCACCAGATTATCGAGGCCATGCGCGCGAGCAGCGGCTCCATCGTCACTATGAGTCCGGGCGAGCCGGTGTTTTTCTCGACTGATGACGGCCGCCCGGTCATCGAAATCGCCATTTCGACCATCACCATCTAAGGAGCCACCATGAGTGCATATGACGGCAAGAATGCCATTGTCAGTTTTTCGATTCAGCCTGAAACCGCCACGGCTGGCACCCTCGTCTGGACCACGCTGGGCATGATGCGCACCAAGAGTCTGGGCGGCACTTGGGAGACCGCCAGCTCGACCGCTGACAGCACCGCTGACAGCGCCAGCACCGTGATCGCCACGCGCCGCAGCTTCTCGTTCAGCGGCGACGGCGTGAGCTATGACGACGCGGCGTACAACCAGCGCATCCTGAAGAACCATTTCTTCAACCCTGGCACCATCACGCAAAACCAACCGAAGGCCTGGTTCAAGCTGGCCTATCCGAGCGGCGAGTCCTTCATTGGCCCGTTCATGATCACGTCCTGGTCGGACGAAAGCCCTGAAGCTGACGTGCAAACGTGGTCTATCGAGGCGACCAGCAACGGCAACGTGGTCTACGACGACGGCGTGGCCTAAATGCTGATCGAGTGCGGATTCGTCCGAGCTGTAGCACCTGATGGCAGTGAATACACGTTCACGCCATCGCTGGCGCGCATCGCCACGCTTGGCAATCCGCACGAGATAGTCGGGTTGTACGCAGCCCTACACGGCCAACACGCCGAGCGCGAGGCGGGCTACATCCTAGCTTGTCTGTGCGACCAGGATGACCCGACGCCGCTGATCGGATGGATCTACAGCGACGGGCTGCGCCGTCCCGGCACCATGCCTGCGTCTGAGCAGGTGGTGATTGCCAGGCACCTGATGCACCACGGCATCGTCGGCAAAGCCAAGCCAAGCAAGGGTGGCGGGCAATACTCGGACCGCTTCGACGCTGCCGAGTACATCGCTGCCGCGCGGGTTCATTTGGGCCTGTCCAGTGGTGACGCCGAGGCGCTGAGCATGACCGAGTTTCAAATGATGCTCGCCATGAAATATCCCGAGTCGCAGGAAAAGCAGATCCCGAGCCGGGACGAATACCGCAAGGCCATGCAGGCGGCACAAATGAAGGAGCAGCGCAATGGCTGAGAAGGTAGGGGAAATCTATTACGAGGTGACGCTTGACACCTCGAAAGCCCTTGAGCAGCAAAGGGAGCTCGCCCGCCAGCTTGGCGAGATGCCATCAACGCTCACGCAATCGGCGCAAGCGGCAAAGAGCTATGCTACCGCAACCGAGGTGGCGGCAAAAGCGGCGACAGAGGCGGCGCAGGCCATGCAGTCTGAGGCAAAAGCCGCATTGGAAGCTGCAAAATCAGCCCAGGAAAAAGCGCAAGCGGCAATATCTGATGCACAAGCCACGCAAGCGCAAGCGCAGGCGACAAAGCAATCAAGCGCCGAGCAGAGGTCGGCGGCATCCAGTACGGCAGAAGCCACAAAAGCAACGCAGCAGTCCACCAAGGCTACGCGCGAACACGCTGCAGCAACCGATGGGGCGGCGAAATCATCTGGCGAGCTGAAGCAGGCAACCCGTCAGCTTCCGGCACAGTTCACCGACATTTTCACGAGTATTCAGGCTGGGCAAGACCCGCTGACCGTCTTGATCCAGCAGGGCGGACAGCTTAAGGACCAGTTCGGCGGCGTGGGTGCGGCAACGCGCGCCATGGGTGGTTACATCCTGGGTCTAATCAACCCGCTGACAGTGGCGGCAGCGGCTGTTGCCACGTTTGTGTATGGCCTAGTTGCTGGGCAAAAAGAGGCGCAAAACCTCAATTCCGCTCTGATCATGACCGGCCAGCAGTCTGGCGTGACGACTGATCAGCTATCCACCATGGCGGCATCCATGGACGACATGGCGGGGGTGACGCAAGCCAAGGCCACCGAGGCGCTGCTGACATTCATCAATGCCGGCATTCGCGGCGAGGAGTCTCTGGGAAAGTTTACCGCTGCCGCTATCCAGCTCGAAAAGGCCGGCGGCGCATCGGTCGAGGAGACCGCCAAGAAGTTCAAGGAGCTAGAGCGCGAGCCATTCAAGGCGGCGGTCAAGCTGGACGAGGCAATCAATTTCCTTGACCAGTCCACCAAGCAGCACATCAAAACGCTTGAAGAGCAGGGCCGCATGACTGATGCGGCGCGCGTGGCGCAGGAGGCATATGCTGACGCCATCGCAAACCGCATCCCGAAAATCACGGAAAATCTAGGGTTGATTGAGCGTGCCTGGCGCGGCATTGTCAGCACAGCTAAAGAGGCCGGCGACGCCCTATTGAGCATTGGTCGCACCGACACCAACACCAGCAAGCTTGATGAGCTGCAAAAGAAGCTGGCATCGTTTGAGCAAAAGTACCCCAACGCGCCGACTGATTCTGTCATGGGTCGGGCAAAGGAGCGCGTCAAGCTAGAGATTCAAGGGCTTGAGCAGCAGATGAAGGCCGGCGCCGACATGGCGGCCCAGCAGGCCACAGAGGCCAGCAAGAAGCGCGCACGCGACAAAGCCGACGCTGATGCAGCCAAGTACCTGACAGATCAACAGAAGCTGCAATTGCAGATTGCTAAGGAGCTTGGCACGCTGCGCGAGGCTGGCGCATCTCCGTCTGAGTTGAAGGCGCGCGAGGCTGCGATTCGTGCGGACTTTGCCAAGAAACAACCGAAGGGCGAGAAGCCTTTTGACTCTTCTGGATACATGTCCGGCTTGTCGCAGAAGGCGGCGAGCGAATGGGATCGAGTCGGCATCATTGAGGCTGAGGCTCTGCGCCAGCACAAGGAATTGCTGACCAAGGGTAAGCTGACGCAAGCCGAGTACGAGGACGGTAGATCATTGATCATGCAGGCCGGCGCATTGTCTCGACAGAAGATTCAGCAAGATGGCCTCGACAAGCTGATACAGGACATCCTGACAGAGGAGCGAATCACCGACGAGGCTGCGGCGCGCAAACGCCAAAAAGCCGAGCAAGCAGCCAAGGCCGAGCAAGCCGCGCGCCAACTGATCGCCGACGCCGCTGGTGATCCGGTCGAGAAGATTAGGCTTGAGGAAGAAGCCAAGCTGGCAGCGCAGCAGGCGGCGTATGACCAGCAGTTGATCAGCTTAGAGACTTTCGAGCAAGCCAAGGCCGCTATCATCGCCAAGTCGGCAGCGGATCAGCAAGCGATTCAAGACGCCAACAACGTCATGTCAGTGCAGCTCATGGGCAAGATGACTGATGACGTGCTAGGCATTTTGCAGAAGTCAGGCAAGGAGCGAACTGCTCTGGGCAAGGCGCTGTTCTTGGCGACAAAAGCGCTTGCAGTGGCCGAGATCATCATGAACACGGAGGTTGCAGCCACGAAGGCAGGCGCCCAGCTTGGGGTGTTTGGCATCCCAATGGCGACCATGATCCGCGCCCAAGGCTACGCCAGCGCGGGTTTGGTGGCAGGAATGGCTGTCGCCGATGTGGCTGGCCGAGCCTATGGCGGCCCCGTGAGCGCAGACAGCCTCTACCGCGTCAACGAGCGCGGCGCGCCTGAGATGTACACGGCCAGCAACGGAAAGCAATACATGCTTCCGACTGCAAACGGCAACGTGACAGCCGCCAACAAGATCGGAGGCGCCACTGACGTGCAGTGGAACATCGTGATCAACAACACGGCGACAGGAACGATGGCAAGCGCATCGGTTGATCAGCAGTCTCGGACGGTGCAAATCGCCGTCACTGAAGTGGCCCAGCAGATCAGCAACAACAGCGGGCCGGTCTGGTCGGCTATGCGGGGATCGACGAATATCCGGTCGGCGCTGTGATGAAAAAAGCCCGCATGTAGCGGGCTTTGTTGTTGGTGATGCGTAGTTTGACTACAGCGCAATGATGGCCAGGAATATCAGCCATCCCAGCCATCTTTCCCGTTTGCCGCGAGGTATGTGGCGGCGATAATTGAAAGGATGGTGACTGCGGCCCTGATGTATTCTTGATTCATTTCATGACCCTGGTGTTGGTTTACTTAGTGTACAGCGGAATCAGGTTATCAGTCACGCAAAAACCCTCGTCAACGGCATCCTGGGTCCATGTGTCGCCGTTCTCGGGGTCATACAAGAGGTATGGGGTGGGGTCGGGTTGCTCCATCGCAGCGCGAAGCGCATCACGCGCAGCGTCAAATTGATGCACCCTTGACTGTTTCATGTCAAGCAAGCGCGAGTCGGTCGCCATGTCATCCATCGCATCCATGACCTCTTGCAGGACCGCAGTGGAAATGATGGTTATTATGGTTTTCATGGTTTTCAATCAACACAATTACCGTTTTCGTCAACTTCGAAGTAACCCCAATCGGCTTGCTGGAAGGCAACATCGCGCATAGCTTCGTCACGCTCTTCCTCGGTCATACCATCCCACACAGCTTCTTCGATTCCAAGCTCCTCTAGGGAGGTCGTGGTTTCGTACTTGCTGTGGATGTTGGCCCCGCTGTCGTTAAAAACTTTGAATCTGCGACTCATTTTGTGTGCTCCAAAAGAAAAACCGCCACGCCATGCAGGTACGAGCTGCACAGTGTGGCGGTAGGCCGTTGGGCTTTGATGTGTAAACGTCTCGTACACGTAACACCAAAGCCTGAGCGCAAGTATACACGCACCACGCCAGCCATGCAAGGGCGTGAGTTCAATTCACACCCCTCCCTAGCATAGCCACCATGCCAGAAGCCTACCCGCTCCACCTACGCACGATCCAGCAGGCGTCAAAGTCCCGCAGCCAGCCTGCAGCGTTCCGCATGGCCGAGCCACGCCGGGGGTATGGCTATGCACAGGCAGTCGGCACCGACACTCCGATTTTCTGGGATGTGCAGTTCAGGTTCACGACCGCCGAGGCGGCAGCGTTCCAGCTCTGGTTCACGCAGAAGATCGCGCGCGGGGTCGATGAGTTCACTCTCCCGATCCGCACCGAGTTCGGGCTGGTGACGCACACATGCAGATTCTTGCCTGACAGCCTGCTGAATACCAGCGAGGACGGGCTTACATGGGTCTACAGCGCACAGATCATGGCGCGGGCGCAGGTCATACCAACCAGCTACAGCGACGCGGCTGATTTGATTCTGGCGCTGCCAGATTGGCCGCAGTGGGCTGGGCTGCTAGATGAAACCGTCACGCAGGAGCTGCCGACATAATGGACAAGGCTCAATTCTGGGCAACAAAATCGCCGCTGGCCGAGTACCACGCGATCACGTTCACGCACCCGGCGTTCGACGCGCCGTTTCGACTGGTGGCGAATCAGTTCGCGCCCGTCACGCTCGGCGGCTTCGTGCATACGCCAGCGCCAATGAGCATCAAAGCGCCGGACCAGAAGTCCGACACGCAGGCGCGGCTGACGATGAGTTTCCCACGTCAGGTGGTGGGGCGCGAGTTCAAGCGGCAGTTGCGTCTGATCCAGTCCAGCGGATCGCGTGAGCCTATCGCCGTGACCTATGCGATCTACCTGGGCGACACGGCAGCGCCTGAAATGACGTGGAGCCTCTACGCCGCCGAGGCTGGTGGGGTTCAGTTCTCGACCGACGCTGTGCAGGTGGTGGCGACGGATGACAATCCGATGAGGCGTCAGGTCGGCGTGATCTATGACCCGGCAACGTTTACGGGGCTGGAGCTGATCTGATGACCCAATCGGACTTCATCACGCGCGCCATTGGCATCCCCTGGGTGCGCTGGCGCAGTGACTGGGATGCCGCGGACTGCTACGGCCTGATCGTGCTGTACTTCCGCGAGGTGCTGGGCGTAGAGCTTGATGGAAGGCCGGCTACCGACGATGGTGTGACACTGGATTTTCCTCCAGGGTGGAATAGCTGGAGCGAATGCGGCCCAGAGCATGAAGCGGCCTGCTTTGTCGGGTGGAAATCTGGTTCTCCCCATCATTGCGGCGTCATCGTCGCTGGCGGCGGCATGGTGCTGCATTCTGACGGCACAGAAAGCAGGCCAGGGAATGTGCGCCTAACCAGACTATCCACCATGCAGCGCATGTATTCAGACATTCGATTCTATAAATACACCAAATGCTAACCATTCTCAACGATCCGGCTGGCATCACTGGACGCCAGCACTTCGAGCTTGATCCATCTATCAGTCTGCAAGCCAATATCGGGCGGCACCTGCATGGTGGTGCTGATTGCGAGCTGAGAATCAATGGCTAGACGGTTGATCCGCTTACCGATCCGCGCATGGATGCACCACCGAGCTTGCTGGATAACGTGGTGGCAGTGCGCAGGCCAGGAACTGGCGTTGAGATTTCAACATGGGTGATCCTAGCGATTGTCAGCGCAGCAGCGGCATACGTCCTCATGCCGCAGATGCCGAACCTTGGCGGTGCGACTAGCAAGGACAGCCCGAACAATAGGCTGACCGGGCAAAGCAACATTGCGCGCTCCTACCAGGCCATCCCTGATGTGTACGGCTATCGCCGGGTGTGGCCGGACCTGATCCAGCCATCGGTGGTTGAGTACGTCGATCACGTCAAGTACGTTACCGAGTGGCTGTGCGTCTCTCGCGGCAAGGGTACCATTGCTGACGTGCAGTACGCCGAGACGCCAATTGATGACATTGACGGGGCGAGCTATGAGGTGTTCGAGCCGGTGCCGTCTGGCGGTTATCCAGAGTTCGGCGCTACCACGATTCTCAACGTGGATGAAGTTTTCGCCAGCGATGAGGTCAACGGGCAGGAACTCACGCCGGTGGAGTCGTTCGCTACGCTGACCAAGACCGGAGCGTTCACGGCGGTCACTGCCGCTACACAGTTCACGGTGACGATACCGGATGGCGCTGATCTTGATCAGCTCAAGTCGCTGGTTCCGAGTGGCACTGCTGAGGTTTCATTCATCTATTCCAGCGGCGGGCTGCTTCCGGTATTCAGCGAGACCTGCACAGTCCTGGCTGTGTCTGTGGTTGGTGGCAATGCGACCTTCACCTTTTCCAGCAGCGCATGGAGTGATTCGCATACCGCCGAGGCTTCGTCATTCACCATCGCCCCGAATGGCACCGCCAGCGCGGTTGTCGGCCCCTTCACGCTGCCCGTGGTGGCTGATCGCATCTGGTGGAACACCATATTCCAGCGCGGCCTAAAAGGCACCGTACAGATCCGCGCGGAATGGTGGCAGGTCGATAGCGGAGGTGTCGAGATTTCAGGCACCCGTCAAACGCAAGACAACACGTATACAGCCAGCACCTACGACCAGAGGTTCTACACCAACAAGGTCACGCCGAGCGCCGGACCTGGCCGATATCGGATCCAGTTCGAGCGATTGAACGAGGTCAACGGCGATGGGTCGGCTGACGTGGCGAAGCTGGAGGAGGTCTACGCGGTGCGCGAGTACGCCAGCAAGACATTGCCTGGAGTTACCGTGATTCGGGTCACGACGAAGGCGACCGAATCCGCTACTGGATTCAGCGACCGGAAATTCAACCTTCGATGGCTGCGACACGTCAGAACGCTGACCACTGACGCCCTGAGCGAGTCTCGCAATTTTGCGCGCGCCATGGCGCATATCTGGACCATTGCAGGCAACGACATCACCGGGCTGGATACCGCCGCACTGGCCGCCATCAACACCGAGCACGGCGAGAACTCGCCGCTGCTGCGCTTTGACGGCAGCCTGGACGATGCCGACATGAGCCTGGGCGAGCGCCTGCAGTACGTCGCCAATACGGCGCGCTGCGTTGTCTGGCGCGATGGCACGAAATGGACCGCCACACGCGACCAAGCGCGGCTGTATCCCGAGCTGCAGCTGGACTACCGCAATCTCGCAGCCAGCGGGGATTCGACCATCAGCTACGCCGCGCACCTACCGGCCAGCAATGACGGCGTTGAAGTCGAGTACGTGGACGAGACGACGCAATCGAAGAAGTCCTACGTCCGCCTGAACATCAGCAGCGGATCGCCCGTGGCTGGCGTCAGCGAGAATCCGAAGAAGGTCAAGCTGCAGGGTTGCACCACGCTTGCGCAAGCCACGAACCGTGCACAGCTCGAAGCGCGCAGGCTGATCTATCAGCGCGTCAGCGTGAGCGACACAGCCCTTGCCGATGCCAGCGGCCTGGGAATCGGCTCGCTGGTGCGCTGGATCGACCCGAACGATTTTGCCGGCGACGATGGGTTGCAGGCCGGCGAGGTGCTGGCGATCAGCGGCAACGTCATCACGCCGAGCGAGCCTGTTGATTGGAAGGGGCAGACATCGGGCCGGATCATGTTCACCGGGGCGGACGGCAAGCAGGTCGGCACGACCCAGCTTTGCTATCCGGTATCTGGTGGTGTGCAGGTAGCAGCCCTACCGGCTGGCGTCTATGTGCGAGACAGCGCGCGGCAGCTGGGCAGTCGCTACGCATTCGCTGTTGGCCTGACTCAGGCCGAGATCGAGGCGGAGGGGCTATACACCGTCACTGAGATCAGGCCAGCAGCAGACGGAACCGTCTCCCTAGCATTGGCCCAATACGATTCACGCATCTACGGAGCCGACTAAATGCCGACCACGAACCCTGTCCCCAGCCAAGACCCGAGCGACCTGCTTTTCAATGCGGAAAAGCTGGATGAGGTGCTGAATGGCACCGGCACCAGTTTCACGGATCGCCTGGGAACTGCGCGGCGCACTGTTGCCGGGATGAACGCGGACTTCGACGCGCAACTTGCCGATGCTGAATCTGATCTGAACGTCTATCGGGCTGATGCGGCTGCGAGTGCTGCCGAGGCGCTTGGCTATCTGCAGACAATTCGCGCTACATCGTATGGCGCATACGCCAGTGACCCAGCAACTGATCCGCTTGGCAATCCGCCGACTGTTGGTGATGAATATTTCAACACCACGTCCAATCTGCTGAAACGCTGGAATGGTGCGACATGGCAGGCCAGCGACATCAATACGGCGAACCTGGCTTCGCCTAGCGGATCTTCATTTGTCGGATACGACGGTCAGACCGTCCAGGATGTGCTGGATGGTGCGAAGTCCTTGCAAGACTACGCCGCACTGCGCGCCTACACTGGCCGTGCGAAACGCATTTACATCACCGGCCTGCCGGCCACGGAAAAGCCGGCTGGCATTGCTGGCCTGTTTCAGTACGATACGACTGACACGACAAGCGCTGACAACGGTGGCACGATCATTGTCGGAGCTGATGACAGGCGCTGGAAACGTGACTTTGATGGAGCAGTAAACGTCAAATGGTTTGGCGCTGTTGGAAACTACGTCAGTTCATCAAGTCGCGGCACCAATGACATGGATGCGTTCATTAGGTTTTTTGAATACTGCAAAACCAATAAGCGCAAAGGGTTTATTCCAAAAAGCAGCTATTACATAGGTACTCCGCTTCCGGCAATCGGAGAAACAACATCGTCATCAACTCTGCTAGGAAACTTCGCAATTGAAGGCGAGGACGCTCATAGCACTACATTGGTGTTTGACATAACAGACAACAACGATGTTGCGTTTCAGATTGCTCCAGATTCGTCTGGATGGGACATGAAGAATTTTGGAATCAGCAACATTACCTCTAAAAAGGGTGTTGGGTTTTACATACCGGGCTCATACGACTCTAAATTTGAAAACATTCAAGTTTTCGGTTTTGACGTTAACTGGAAAAAACGCTCGTTTGTTACAACTTTCATTAACATTGAGGGCGCAGGCGGAAACTGCGGTTTTTACGATCTCGGCGGAACATCCACGCTGGTGATCTCGTCATGGATGAACTACAACACACCGCTTGCCGGTGACTCACGGGATTTTGCAGGCTGCGGCTGGTTTGTCGCGGCTTCAGACTACAACAAATATGTGTCTTGTGCTTCTGACAGCAATACAGTTGCTTACAAAGTAAAAACAACGCAAGCCACATACCCTGGCTTTGTGCAAGACACTCTGGAGTTTGACAACTGCGGAACCGAGGGGTGTGGTAGCGCATGGATCATTGATGCAAAAGGTGGCGACGTAAGGCTAAACCGACCGACTGCCTACGACGTAGGGAACAGCAAGCTGGCGCACGTTGAAAACGCCTGGAACGTAGTCATCACCTCGCATAGCGACCCGGTTCTGACGAACGTGACTCGGGGCACCGACGTTGGTGCTGGAGTCGTGCGAATTCTTGAGACCAACTACAACACAGGAGGCAACCCAGCCTCATATCCAGCAAACCTTCCGTCTTTTGAATTCGGTGCCTATGGTATTGATGATTTTGCACACGACGGCATTCGGCTTGGTTCTGCGATGACATGCGGCAGGCTGCTTCGCCGTGCAAACAGCATCGAGTTTGAAATCTACATGCGTGGTAACGGTATTTTTGGTGGGGCCAAAGTAGATATTCTTCCTGTAACTAACTACACCGGCAGCGGAACACCAATGGACAGGGGTGGTTCTGTTTATGTTGGAGGTTTGAACGGGTTGGGTACGATTTACTACAACTTGTCGAAAACGAATGCCGCAATGGTTGTTACAGTAACAAAGATTGGATCTGCTCCAAACGAAATTGGTCTAAGGGTACTGATTGAACCGTTTAGCGGAACAGCTTCGCCAACCGCTCACAACGCGATTTTCAATGTGGAGGCGTATGTAACGCCGGTCGGTGAAGACGGAAACGGTAAAAACCACAACATTAAAGCGGTTGGGACATACACAGGTCGGTCGAATTTGAAGCTGAAGGGTGTTGATTACTAATGCGAGTCCGAACCGCCACCGGCTTGATCTCCGCCTACATGCGACTGTGCAAATTCGACGGCTGGACCAGCTTCTGGAACGTCATCTACGTCATGCCAGGCTTCGAGAACGACCAGCGCCTGCTGCGCCACGAGCGCAAGCACATTGAGCAGATCGAGCGCGACGGGCGCTTGCTGTTTGCGATCAAGTACCTGTACTGGCTGTGCCGGTACGGATACCAAAAATGCCCCTACGAGGTCGAAGCACGCGCGGCTGAATTGAAATCACCATGACACCAGAAGAACGCAAGGCGCTGATCGCCGAAATCGTGGAGGTCATGAACTCCACAAAGCCGCAACTGTCCGACGAGGAGATGCAATGGGTCCGCCTTGCGATTGAGGCTGAGTCGCGCAAGATCCGATTCAGGGATGCCGTGATCGAAAAGACGCTGGGCAGCCTGGTATGGTCCGGCATTGCTGGTCTTGGCTACCTGGTCATCGATTACCTGAAAAACCGAGGGATTTCACTGTGAACCCGATCGCAATTGCTATGCTGTTTTTCTGGTGGAGGTGGTGGGCATGATTGAGCAACTGACCGCGCAGCTCAGGCGCGACGAGGGCACCAGGGCTGCGGCCTATCAGGATCACCTGGGATTCTGGACTATCGGAGTGGGTCGCCTGATCGACTCGCGCAAGCCGGGTGCTGGGCTGCGACCGGATGAAATCGACTACCTGCTGAAGAATGACATCGCCGACCGGGTGCAGGCGTTACAGAAGGCGCTTCCGTGGTTTGCGAAGCTGGATCATGCGCGCCAGGGTGTGCTGATCAACATGGCGTTCCAGATGGGCACGGAGGGCCTGCTGGCGTTTCGTCAGACGCTTGGACTGGTGCGTGATGGGAAGTATGCCGAAGCGTCCGATCAAATGCTGAAAAGCAAGTGGGCCACCAGCCAAACACCAGAGCGGGCACATCGCCTGAGCCAACAAATGAAAACAGGAGAATGGAAATGAACGCAGCAATGATCTCGGCGATTGTCCGCCACCTACTGACCGCCGTAGCCGGTGGCTTTGCCGTGCAGTACGGTGTGGACGGTGACACGATGAACGCCATCGTAGGCGGTGCCTCGGCGCTGGCTGGTGTAATCTGGTCGCTGGCTGACAAGCGCAAGGCTGAATGAAAAAACCCGCCCTTGGGCGGTTTCTGAAGGTTTTGTGTACTGACTGAAGATTTTTCCTAAGAATTTGCTTCCTTGTAATCCAAGTAGAAGCCTATCATCGTCGTCAGCATCGCCGACTTCTGCGCGGCCTTCTGCTGGCGCTTGTGCTGACGCTTGGCCGCGTCGTAGGCGCTATTGAGTGCGCTGGATCTCTGGCGCGCGCGCTCGATCAGGTCTTTGTCGCGTGGCTTGGCGCGGTGCGCTGCCGCCAGTTCGCTGTTGGCGAGGTTGGCAGCATCAAAGAGCCTGGCTAGCTGCTCCAGTGTGATCCGCTGCGGCTTGGTGGTCACTGCGCGCCTCTTGCGCGGATTGCTGCTGCCACTTCGTCAGTGTGTCGGCACCCGGCGCTGTGATCCCCGATGGTTATGGCGATCTTGAAGCATGCCTCGCGCTCTGCTGCTGATACAAGCTCTGCAAAACTTTCGAGATACGCAACATCAATCAGTGACAGGCCGGTAAGCCCGACTTTTTCGGCAAGCGCCATGATTTCGTCGCGGGTCATTGCGCATCCTCCTGCAGTGCGCTCAAGCCGTTGGTGAAATACATCGGCGCATAGAACCGGCAGGAATTGTCCTCACGCGGCGACACGGCCCAGAATCGCTGGTCAGGCGCGGGCTTGGCTTGCGCGCGGTAGCAAGTGCCGTACTCGGGGCAGTGCTGGTCGGCGCACATGGTCAGGTGCAGCGTGACTGGCTTTGTATCAACAGCCTGAGGTGCTGGTAGCTGTTGGTCCTGGTCAATTGAAAAGGACAGTGCGGCCAACAGGCTTTCAGCATCATCCATTTCACCTGTATTGCAGTAGCGCGCAATCTCCCGGATAGCCAAGTCCGCAAGCTGGCGCGGCACTGGAACCGTTTCGTTATCCGGATGCTCCACCACAGGCATCAGCGGTCCAACGCCACCGGCCCCCACGGCGTAGAGCTGGGCCTCCAGTTCTGCAATCCGCGTTGCTCGGATGTTTGCAAGGGCGTTTGCTTTGCCGAGCAGGTCATGCAGGCGCAGCAACTCGCGCTTTACCTGGCGCTCGAAGTGCACTTCCTCGTCGCAGTCGTTGATCAGCTTCAGGGTACGGGTCATGTCAGTCATTTGGTCGGCCTTTCGTTTTTGAGCCCAAGCAGGTCATAGAGATCGCAGGCGGCAAGCTGAGTGTGATAGCGGCCCTTTGCGGCGTGAAGCTTTTTGATAGCGGTGCGCAACGTCATCAAGTCGTCGTGATAACCGTTTGCAAGTCGCGTCAGTCCTTTGATTGCTTGCATCCTATGCTCGCACTCGGCATGCAAGCGGCGCAACTCGGCGGCGGCCTCTCCGCATGCTCCAGGTCTGGAAAAACAGTGGTCCAGTTCGTCCAGCAATTCAGCCAGCCGAATCGCTTCAGGTTGTTTCATGTCGTTCACTTCTATTCCTATGCAAAAAGCCCAGAGAATGGGCTGGCGGAAAATGTCCGCCATACTTCGCCGCGTCGGATTTTCCCGATCAGGCTTTTCGTGACGCCGTAGCGGTTGGCAAGGTCTTGCTGTTTTTCATCGGATGCGCGGATCTGGTCAACGTCTGCCTGTGACAGCTTCGCACTGGTGCGGCGCTTGATCTCAGCGATGCGCTTGACGCGCAACGTGTTGGTAGCGCCGCTCATTTCAGCCATGTTCCTGCGGTTCATCTGCGTCCTGGTGCTGCGGCCGGTGTGCTCGGGGTTCACGCACCTCGGGTTGCCGCAGTTGTAGGTGGCAATGAATCCCGTCATAGGCCAGCCACGCTCAAGCAACATCCAGCGCCGTACGTTGGCGACCTTGCCGTCGTGCTTCATCATTGGGACAGCTCCTTGCATGCAGCCGTGCCACTCCCAGCACTCGCCGTCTAGCGTGACGTGGCACTGAATTTTCTCGATCAAGGTCACGGCTTTTTCTCCTGCTTGGCCTGCAGCTTTGTGACGCACTCACGACAGACGTAGTGCGCTCGGAACCTCTGAGCGCCAGCTTGCGGGCGCTGTTGGTCGCAGTACAGGCACCAGATGGACGCGCCGGGCCGTAGGTCGGCCATGGTGCGGGTCTGTGGCGCTTGCACCGCCTTAGGTGGCAGGTGCGATGGCCTGGATTTTTTCATGCCCCAGGCGCGAGGAGGTAGGACATGGCGACAGCGGTGCCAATGGCGACCGCCACGGTGGCGAAGTACGCCAGCCAGACTTTGCCGCGATAGCTCAGACGGCGCGGCTGTTCGCAGTAGCAGGACCTGCCTTGATTGCAGTCTTGATTGCAGCTCATTTTGCTTTCACTCCCAAAGTGAGGAATTGGCCGGTGTACGGCTTGAGGCCGTCAGTGCGCAAGCTTTGGCAAGCCTCGTGATCCATTGCGCCGGGTCGCATGGGCTGGGTGCGGGTCGGCACATAGACGCCTGCCATCTTGTTGATCATGATGCCTGGTGCAATGATGCCAACGTATTTTTCAGGCACTGGGTCATCCGACTTTAGCTTGCGCACTTGCTTGGCGCGAGGCGAAGTCTTGACTGTCATGTCAGCGGTATAGATCGCTGGGCGAGGGGTTGCGCTGATGTTCTGGATTGCGCCGCGCCTCACCAGTGTCTTGATGGCGTTATCAACCTGCTGTTTTTTTATGCCGTGGCTGCCGTCATCAAGTATCTGGTCCCTGGTGGCACGACCAAGGCGCTTGACGCTGTTGAGGATTGGAGTCGAGAATTCGTCTTTGCGCGACATGATCAAGACTTTCGGTAGAGGTGAGAAAACTTGGCCTTGGCGTCAGATGTCACGCGGTCGATGTCTTCAATGCACTTTTTGTAGGCGACGGACTCACGGCCAACAGGGGACTCGGCTTGTGCCATTTCAGCCTTGGCGGCGAGTCCTAGCAGGCGCTGGCGGATCTCGTATGGCAGGATCTGTGCGATGTAGATGGATTTCATGCTTCACCTCGTGCGCGGAGCATGGCGTCGGCTTGGCTGTACGCCCATTCGGCAATGTTCTTATCTGAAGCATTGCCGTTACTATTGTGGGACAGAAGCCCTTGCAGCGCCTTGGCCGCGAAGTAGTCGCGCAGGGTCATTCCGTCAGAAATGATCATCCCGCCTTCTTGGGTTGGGATTCGGTCACACGGAAAAGCCGGTCCGCCGTTGTTGATGTTGTTGCTCATGATGTTTTTCCTTTGGTTGTTTATCGCTGGATCAGCGAGCGGGCAATTTTGAAACTACGGCGGCGGCTGTGGCCGTTTGCGCGGTAGAAGCTGTAGAGATACAGCAGGTCACATATCTTTGTAATCAGTGCGCTCATTTGGCGACCACCCGGCAGGCATAGTCGCCATTGTTTCCGACCATCACCAGCTCGGCGGACGGTCCGCGTGTGGCTTTGCAGCGGGCGTCGAGGATTGCGGCGTCACGCGCTGCGGCCTTGGCGTAGGTGATGTCGGCTTGCATGGCCTGTGCCGTCTCGTGGTCGCTGGGGCCGTCGAGCAGGCAGCTCGCGGCGAGGATGACGGCGGCACCGATTGCCAGTGCCCAGGTGGTGAATTTTTCGATGCCCATGATTGTTTCCTTGGTGGTTGGGTTAATTGATCTGCTTTTTTTGGCGATCGCTTGGCTCGTGCTTGGTGTCTTTTTGGTGCTGTGCCCTTGACTTTTCAGTGTCAAATCCTCGACTGCATGAGCAGTAATATTTCATGCCCAAGTTACTCCTTTTCCTAGGCTCGTCGTCGCCAATGTCGATGCCATATTCTTTGAGTATGTGAAGTCTTGCGTATTGTCCCATTGCATCCTCTCGGTGGTTTACTTGCTGTCGCGCAGCTTGACTTCGACTCGGTGTTCGAGCAGCTTGCCGATCACGTCGCTGGCGACTTCCTGCATTTCAAGGCCGTAGCGGCTGTCGGTGTCGGCGATGCGCTCGATGGCTTCTAGCAGCATGTCGCGTTCGGTCAGCAGGTCGCTAACGGCCAGTAGGACGGGTGCCGACTGGAAGCCAGCCGGGATGATGTTCTTAGCGGTCATTGTTTGCCTCGTATGCGTCGATTCGTGCGTCGTCGATCAAGCCTTGCATCACGGCATCGTGGCCTGCCAGCAGCTTGTCGGCCATGTCTTCGATCCGGGACAGGTCGAAAGCGCCGACCGGAATGACCGTCTCGCCGATGGCGATCTTGATGATGACGGGCATGTCATCTTCCGGGTCGCCGATGGTGTATTCGATTTCGGCGATCAGGCCTTCTTCGCCGATTTTTTGGAGCTGGTGGTACATGGTGTTCCTTGGTTGGTTGGTTCGCATCGCCGCTGTCTCGCTGCGATGACTGCATCTTAACCCAAAAAACAGCAGGTCAAAGGATTTTTTTGGTCTTGCGCATAGATTTTTTTGGACTACAATGCAGGCATGAAAACCATCCTACACCACGCCATAGAGATTGAGGGCACACAGCGCAAGCTGTCCGCTGCCCTTGGTGTTGACCACCGCACCGTCAGCCACTGGAGCAAGCATGGTCTGCCCAAGGGCCGGGAGCAGCAGCTCATCGGACTCTACGGACGGCGCAAGCTCAAGACATGGACCCAGCCACAACCAAAGGAAAACGCATGACACACACGACAGACAAAGACTACGCCGACACGCTGGCGCGTCTATACGCCATCCCGGCGACCCAGCCGAAGCGGCGCGAGACCACGCAGGCACAGGAGCGCGCGCGGCTGGTAGAGGATCTGATGACGCTCGACGGGGAGGCGACATGGTGAGCAGCTTTGACCTGGCGGTTTTCGTCTACCGCCATCGTGACACGGGCGAGATTCGCGCGCTGTACTGTGAGGACGCCATGGCTCTGGCTGTACGCGCTGAATGGCTGCACGTCGGCAGTCTGGAGCCTCGCGCATGGATTGAGGCTAACTGGTCCGGTGCAATGGCGGCACCATATCTGATCAATGCGCTGCAGCGCATGGTGAGGCATGAGCGCGGACAGGATCAGCACAGCGACCGCGTGGGTGCTTTGTATACGGCAGACATGGCGCTGAATCGCGCATTGGGGAATGAAGCATGGCCGATGTGATGTCATTCACCCCGCTTGAAATGGCCGATCAGCTTGAAGAGGCGGCACGAACGCTCAGAAGGATGGACCGCGATTTGGATCGCGCCGTCCTGGTGTCGCGGTGGATGGTTTTTGCTTCCAAGCTGCCAGAAGGCCGCGACAAAAGCGAACTCAACAAAGACATTTTCGCAGCAGCAGAACGAATCGTGGCGCGCCACGGAGAATGGAAACAAAAATGATCAGCATCAAAACCAAGCGGCCGGCGCGTCCTTCATTCGCTGGCCTGCCGTGCCAGATTAGGCCTGCCGCCATCAGGTTGCGCGCGCTCATGAAAGCGGTGGCAATGCGTCGCAAGCAGACGCCGATTGAGATAGCCGTTCGTGGTGCCGCCGTGATGCCGCAGGCCTCGCGTGATGAGCTGCAACTGGTCGAGCTGGCGGCGCTTGACTCGATGGCGCGC